GTGCCTTGAGAACAAGGGCTTCCTTCTGGGATTCCTTGAACTTTGTTTCATAGTCCACCTCTGGCACTTTCACCTCTGGAGTGATAACAGGAGGAGTTTCTTCTACTGGTTCTTTGTTTTCTGGAAGTTCGTCATTCGTATTCTCTAACTTTTCTGGTACTACTTCCTCTGGAAGTTCTACATCATCAATGTTGACGACTGGCTTCTCATGGATACCAATGGCTGTATGTTTCATAGTCCTCCTATCGTTCCGCATAAGCGGAGTTTGATTACTTTTTTATAAATGGTTTTTTCTTCGGTTCAATTTTCTTGATGGGTTCTTCCGTAATTTTTTCCGCAACCTTTTTCAAATCCACATGGGACATGACTTCCTTGAACAGTTCTTTTTCTTTTATTGAAAGATACTCAATCCGTGCATTGAGAAATGCCCGTTCATAATCATCTGTTTCTTCTGGGGACTTGTCCAATATCCCTTTGAGTTCTGCTTGTGTTTCTTTATCCAATTCTTTTTTTGCCAACATAATTAGCTCCTTTCAGCATAATACTTTTCCAGTGCCTTCTTTGCCCGTTGCGGGGCGAAAAGGAACTGCTCCAATATGAGTAAGTTCTTGAGTCGTGCCTTCAACTGTATGGAAGCAGGGGTCTTCTCTTCGGAATCCACCAGTAACCGCTCCACAACAAGAATCATCTGTTTGACAAAGTCCTTCATGTCATCAACGGTTATTGATTTCCCCTCCAGAATCTTGAGGTGTTGTGCGTAGGTTTCCCGTTCTTCTGGTTTTAGCTCGTCATATCCGCCCAACTTCTCTACCAACTCATCCAGTGCGTTTGACATAAACTTTCTTTCTTCGGGCAAGAGTTTTCTTTTTATCCTTCGCAAACTCTTTGGGTGTGTGTACTTTCCCCGTCTTCATGTTTTTGGCTTCAATGACCGTACCATTCTTGAACGCCAAGCGTGTCTTTGTCCCCTTCTTATACCGATATGTTACATTTTTTCCTAAAGGCATATATCCTCCTATGCTCCGCCTGTTGGCGGTACTAACGGTTGTACTGGTTTTGTTACAGGTGGTGTTTGTTTTGGTACTGCCGCACCAAGGTTGAGTGGTTGTGTAATCGGCATCCCTGGCACTGGTGTTCCTATATTCTCCTGTGCCTTTGCCTCTTCATCCAGGATGGTCTTTATCTCATCAGGGGTAAGGTTACCGACATCCAGGAGCTTCTTCTTGATGATGTCATCAAGTGCCTGGTTGTTCGGCATGAATGACTTGACGGCATTGAGTTTCTGTATCTGGTCTAAATCATCATCAGACTTATCTTTCTTTGAAATAACCTCTACATCATACCCAGACCGTGACTTCCAACTGGCGGGAGTAATCCTCTTTGCAAACACTGTCCCGTTGTATCCAGTCTTATACAACTTCACTGCGGCAATCTCATCACCCATTGCCTCCAGGAGCTTGATGTACTTCTGTCCCAGGTTGAGCCATGCTTGTTTGTAAAAGAGGGACATGGACTGAATCCTGTCCATTGCGTTACTGGAGAGAAGTTCCACTTCACCCAATGTAATCTTTCTTTGTTCTGATACGCCCTGGGTAATGGCTGTTGCGGCTGATGCCTTCTCTGCCAACTGGACAACGAAGTTTATCTCTTCCAAATTACCGACCAGTTCAGGAATCTCCACCCGCTTGATGAGTTGGTTCGGGTCACCTGGTATCGGATACCAACCCCATGCTTTCGGTTCAAAGGTCTGGGGAATGAACTGTCCATCTTCCCCACCCAATGATGAGTTGTAGTAGTTCATCCCGAAGTTCCGCATGGTTCTGTTCTCAACCGTCTGGGAGAACCAGGAGTTCACAATCTTATTGGGAATCCTGACGCTATCTCCAACCCCGTCACACCAGAAGTCACGGTTCTCTACATCCTCACCCCATGATTCAAACGGATAATGGGTTCTCCAGAAATGGTCTTCCGTTACCCCAATGACTTTCTCCAATAAATCGGCAAACAATATCCTATGGGACACTGCACCGCTTACGGTGATTGCTCCCGATACTGTGAAGATTATCTCTTCCTCCTTTGTATCTGGGTTATAGACTTTGATGAACCCTTCCTGCATCTGGACAAGGGTCTGACCCAACTTCGGACTGTCTGCATACGCATCACCCAAATCCTGCATTGCCTCATTCTTGATGCGTAGCTTCTCCTGGCTTTGTGCGGCGGTTACAAGTCCCTGGTCGGTTGCGAAGAACTCTTCCATTTCAGATACAACCGCCTGGTCATACATAGCGTTTTGCTTGAGGTCTGATAGGGTTTCAAAGATATTGTCCTGGATGACATACCTGGCACTGTCAATGTCTGTGGGGTCAACATAACGGTCAACCCGCATATCCTGTGGGTCAACAATATGGAACTTCACCTTGCTTGTCAGGACATTGAGTTTCTCAAAGGTTCTCCCGAAGAGCATCACCTGTTTCTTGTCCACCACATCCTTGAGCTCCAGATGGTTGTCGGACTTTACGACATCAGTCCAGTATTGGTTGTAGAAGAGTTCTTTTTGTTTGTCGTTGTCACGGTTTATGAATATCAAATCAACGAAGTCATCAATCTTTGAAAGAAGGGTCTTGATGATTTGTTTCATCAGGGGAATGTTGACGCTCTGGCGTTGGGTGAGTCTGTTGGTGATGACCTTGTCACGGTAGAGTTCGTAGTTCTCTTTCCAATCGGTATGCCGTTTCTTCTGGAACTCCCACCCGTCTTCAACAGAATGATTGAGGATATATTCAAGTCTATCAGGGGTTATGATTTTATCTGACACCATAAGAATTACCTCTCACTATAACACTATACCACTTATTTGCAAATTACAAGTATGGTTGTACACCACCGTATCCCAACGCTGGATTGATGGGCACATACACCCTGGGCTTATCCAATTCAAAGTAGCACCGCATCATCATCATATCGGCGACATCAGGGCTTCTTCCCAGGTTTTGTTTCACATCTTCCTTTGCCATAATCTGCAATGTTGATACATCATCTGTTATCTTTCTTCGCACCTGTCCCAACTCTTCAATCAACATATCCCGTTCCAGTTCCGATACCGTTGCTGATACCGTCAGCTTGTGTGTGTTTATCTTTTCGGCAAGGATGTAACTGCACTGGGTCTTCAGGTTTCTGTAGTTCTGTTTCTTCTCCAGCCCTGTGAGCTTATCCACCGTCTTTATGGGAAGACTATTATTCACGAATCCCTTGATGCCCCGTAAAGTATCCACAACGCCGCCGCCAATACCATCCTCATCCACAACACAATGGGAATACGGAATCCTATGTTCCCCCATGAGCGTTCTTATATCCCGAACCGTCACATCAACGCCCTGGTGTTGCTTGGTTATTACCTGGTGCAAGTCATATCCTTTCCACAATCCATACACAGTCCTATCACTGCCATACCTGGCAACATCACAGGTGAGGAAGTTCTCTGGGGAATACTCTGGAGTGGTCGTAAACATATCAACAATAGCGTCATACTGTATCAGCACGGTATCTGATTCCTCATACTCCCATATCCCATCCCGCAACCTGGCTTTTGTTACAGGGTCGGTTATCTCATTCAAGCTCTTCCCGTACTCTTCTGCCGTATGTGGATTGTCCGAGTACAACGCCTTCACAAACTTATATTCTTTCGTGAGTCCATGTGTGAGGGATGGTTTGTAGAATATCCGATACAACCAGTTCTTTGTCGGGTTACAGGTCAGGAATATCTTTGCAGGGAACAGTCCGAACTCCTGGTTCTTGTGCCTTCCCACCCTGCTCTTGAGAATATCAAAACTCCCGAACTCCACCTCTCCTGCCTCTTCAATCCATCCGCCTGTATATTCCAATGACCCGAAGCGTTCAAACATGGGGTCTGCTGGTTGTGCCGCTAAATCCAACAGGTCAATCCGACTTCCGTTGACAAACTCTATGTAGTTATACTGACCATTCAGCTTCCAATCAGTCCTGGGGACTTGCATATACTTGCATACCTTGATGAAAGTGATGAACACCGAAGACATGAGGCGTTTCAATTCTTTCCGACCAACGAACCATCTACTCCCTGGATAGTTGTAACAGTTGAGGACAAGCCATACACACCCAAGCCAGGTCTTCCCGCTTCCTGCTGATGCACCGTAGAGGAGATAGTGGGTTTCCTTTTCCGTGAGGACATCATAGGCTTCGGATTGCTTGATGGTCAGTTTTACTTCTGGATATAGCATAGCTTTCAAGGAAGCCCCTGTAGTGACTTTAGACGGCTACAATAAGCTATCCCCTTATGTCCCATCCTCTTGTTTTGAGGCTGGAGCGGTTTTGACAACAACGAACCCGCCAATCTTTTCTCCTTCACTCGTCAGGTCGTGGTGTTCCACTAATTTGTTCTTCATCTTGAGGGTCGTTTCCAAATACCGTTGACGCACTGCATAATCATTTACCACACGGTCTGGTTCGGTCATAGAAGTCTTGACCATTGTGGCATTGAGTCCCTCCTTTGCAACTCGTACCAGGTCTGTATCAGGAAGGTACTCATCCAACAGTTGTTGCCAGGTCTTCGTAGAGGCTAATTTGTTCGGATTCTTTGCATATCCTTCACCATATCCTGCTTCTATCATTGCAGGACTCATCTTTCCACCGTTATCAATCATTATATTGAGCGTCTTCTTCTGCCGCATATTTGGCTTATTCTGCATATAACCCTACTATAGCATACTCTTCCTCAAACGCCCCTAAACACCCATCTCAAAGACATACTTGACAACTATGGACAACTATACTATACTGCCCGTATATGAAAAACACTCACAAGCACACCTGGATACAACTTCAGGCGGACAGAGCAACAACAAGAGCCTGTCTGACCTGCGGAATTACACAAGGGAAACGCTGGGGTAAGGGACACTGGATAAACATGGGACATACAGCCTTTACATAAAATATATGAAAAAACAAAAATATCAAATCTTTATCTATGTTACGGATGAGTCATTCCCGACTGAAGAGTTTGTCGGAGAGTTCTGGGCAATTACCCCTGAACAGGCAAAGACAGATGCAATAGATTTCTATGCCCACCAGTGCGACACGACACCAGACCATGTAAAGATTTCAAATATAAAAGCTATTTAGAAAGGAGTATCTATGAACACATTTCTCAAGATGGTGAAACGCTGTAAACAAGCCGATTCAGAACTGGCTCTTATCCAGGAGGCGGAAGACACAGGGCTTACCTCCATAGGGGATTCTATTGATGCCATTATCTCCATGCAGAAGGAAGTCCTCAAAGACCTGGAGCTTATCAGGAACGCAACCTTTATGAAGGAAAAAGAAGGGGAGGCAACAGAGTATGACTAAACCCATTAGACAACCAGTATTGAACTCCATGAAGCGTGTCGGCATTGACCCGACCATGTACGACAATGAGCGGGAGGATGTGGAAGTCTGCAACCGCTTTGGCGGGGGATGTTGCACAACCACAGAACTCCTCTCTTTCCTGGTAGGCTGGGTCTATGATGTCAGTAACCAATATGAAATGGGAGATACCCACATAGCTCTTGCCGACTTTGACCGCATCAAGTATTTCGTATTGGAACAGGACAGCACGGTTTACGCAACCTGTATTGATTAGTATGTATACACCAATGCACCATATTATTGCCTGGACAATTCGTATTCTCATTATCGCCGTAGGGGCATTTCTCTATATTCATATCGTATGAACCATTTTACCGTTGAACAGAGGAAAACCTGCCGAGTCTGTGGCACTCCCATAACCGAGAAGCGGTTTCGGTGCTTTTGCAGTAAGGAGTGCCGAACAAAAGAAACAAACAAGCGTCACTACAAAAGCCAGATAGAGTGGGCACGAAGAAATCGTGGAAAGTATGAAGAGGGAAAACTCCAGTGCCGTATTTGTGAACAATGGTATGTCCAGGTCTGTTCCCACACCATGCAACGGCACAAACTGTCGGGAAGAGAATATCGGGAACTCATGGACTTACCTCTGAAGCGTGGTGTTGTTCCCCACTGGTATAGAGAACTCAAGGGAAACCAGGCGATTGATAACAAAACATCACAAAACCTTCTTTCTGGAAAACCATTCCGCTATACAAAAGATGACCCAAGAGCAAAACCCATCACGGGATGGAAAGGAAGAAAAGGAAGTTTGGGATATACACCAGACGAGTTTTATCAATGAAAGGAGGTGACAACACTATGAAGCACAGACGCTCACACAAACTAATGACCGAGGAAAGTTTCAAAGGTCTGAAAGCATTGACCGACAGTGGGTTGCCTATCAAAAAGATAAGCGAACTCATGGAACGGGGAATTGGAACAATCAAAAATGTAAAAGAAAGCAAAGATTTTTCCGAATACCATGCACGGATTGTTGCGTTTACTAAAAAGTATCACAAACCAACAAACGGCGTACATGAGATAGAATCAAAAACGAGCTCCACACTGAAATATGAAGCCCGTTATGAAGTGAAACTATTGAACCGATTGGATACTATTATATCCATATTGAGTAAGGAAAGAAATCAGGCAGTTGCGTAATTTCTTTGGTCTTCCCCTCCTGCCTGGGGGAAGCCAGAAAGACAAATATGAAAACAAAAGAACCAGAGTACCACATGATACAGTTCAACGGAAAGACCTATGTCCTGGTGGAAGATATAGAAAAAATGCTGGAGCGGTTGAAAACACCACCTGCTCCAAGAAAGGAAACACATGATGACACCAAAAGATAACCGAAGAGGAGGATTCTATTTTGACACTGACGGGACACCGTATATTTCGGTGACCAATGTCCTCACAGTCCTGGACAAACCAGCGTTACGCTGGTGGTTCGGGCATGAGATATACCTGGCAATGGTCAAGAACCCGACCCTTGCGGAACAGGAAGCAATGGCTTCCCCATACCAGAAGTCAGACAGTGCAAAGACCAGGGGAACAACAGTCCATTCCATTGTGGAGGCATATACGCACACAAAGGAATACATCAAGACCGTTCCTCCAGAGTTTGCTGGGTATGCCAAAGCCTTTTATTCCTGGGTTGAGGACAATGACATTGAGATAGAGGAGCATGAACGGACTGTTATCAGCAAGAAGTATGGATTTGCAGGAACTTTGGATTTGCTTGTAACAAACAAACAAAGCAAAAAGACCTTCATCATTGATATAAAAACAGGGAAGGACATTTATCCTGAAGCGTTCTTGCAGTTGTCTGCGTACAAACAGGCACTCCTGGAAGACGGACACAAAGTAGATTCCGTTGCGGTTCTGCTTCTCAACGAAGAGGGGACATACCGATTCGGTCAAGGAGAAGACCAACTGGACATCTTCCTTGCGTGTAAACAGATATGGGAATGGAAGAACAAAGACATCCTGGAGAAGATAAAAGGATAAATTGACAAGTGTGAACAACAATAGTAATGTATATCTATGAAACAATTAGTGCGAATCAAAACGATAGCTGACCTCACAGGACTTTCCGTGAGGACAATCAGGAGATATGTGGATTCGGGTAAAATCCGAAACTATCGGAGTGGGGCAAACAATTATCGGATGTTCAGCCTCAAGGAAGCGGAAGAAGATTTCAAACGGTTGAAACTGATTGAAAGGTAATCCATTTATGAACAATCGTGCCAAAGGTTCAAACTTTGAGTTTGACATCCAACATTGGATGAAAAGCCGTTTGGTCAACTTCTTCCGTATCGCACTCTCTGGACAACTGGCTGGACTCAAAGGGGACTTTCGCTGGACTGAAGGCGGAACAGAGTTCAAAGGAGAAGCCAAGTGCGGCAAACAAGTCCCTTCCTGGATGTACACCGTTTTGGAAAATGACGACTGCGACTTCCTCATTGTAAAGCGTGACCGAAAACAACGCCTCTGGATTATCACCGACAAACTCCTGGAGAAACTCTTATGAATACAGGAGAACTCCTGAAAGACACCCTGGTAGCCCTTGTGGAAGAACACTTCCCGAAAGGTCACCCAGACCGAGGTCGTGCTACACTGATGATGAGCCTTTACTATGTTGCAGTCATGGTAGAAATTGATGAACTGACGAAGGGAGGTGAATTACATGAAAGCAAAAAAAAGATTTGATTGGAAATGGTTTTTATTGGGAGTTATTGCAGTGTTAGCCGTATGGATTCTCTATATCCTTCTTGCTCCGAAAGCGGAAGCGACATTATGCGTTGTCAGTCCCGTCTGTGAAGAACGGATATTAAATGAAGATAATCCTCAATACGTTTTAGGTTGGAATGCTTGTTTTTATTATATCCACATGAAATTGTTTGGAAAAGGATTGATATGACCAAAAAAGTACAAGGCAAATCGTTTTTTGATTACTCTGATAAAGAGAAGAAGCGGATACTTGAAAAAGCCGTTATTGAGGGAGGAAAAGAACAGTTGAGAGAAATGAAACGGTGGGAGTTGTTAGAGCGT